GGGGTTACAGGTTCCGCAGGCGACACTGGAGCTACAGGTTCAGCAGGCGAGACTGGAGCTACAGGTTCAGCAGGCGAGACTGGAGCTACAGGTTCAGCAGGCGACACTGGAGCTACAGGTTCATTAGGCGACACTGGAGCTACAGGTTCCGCAGGCGACACTGGAGCTACAGGTTCAGCAGGCGAGACTGGAGCTACAGGTTCAGCAGGCGAGACTGGAGCTACAGGTTCAGCAGGCGACACTGGAGCTACAGGTTCAGCAGGCGACACTGGAGCTACAGGTTCAGCAGGCGAGACTGGAGCTACAGGTTCAGCAGGCGAGACTGGAGCTACAGGTTCAGCAGGCGACACTGGAGCTACAGGTTCCGCAGGCGACACTGGAGCTACAGGTTCAGCAGGCGAGACTGGAGCTACAGGTTCAGCAGGCGAGACTGGAGCTACAGGTTCAGCAGGCGAGACTGGAGCAACTGGTTCCGCAGGTGATACGGGTGCGACAGGTTCTGAAGGGAGCACAGGTGCTACGGGTCCAGCAGGAGAAGCTACAAATACAGGAGCAACAGGGGAGACAGGGCCCGCAGGAGGCACAGGAGCAATAGGATATTATGGTGGAATGTCTTATTTATATTTCGATTCGGTAGAAAATATATTAAAAATTAATGTTGCTCCAGAAAATTCAGGCGCAGGATTAGTTCAGGCAGACGTTATCTCTTTAGGACCTGTGTCATATACATTTATTGCTCAAGCTGATTTTCAGACAGGTCCTTGGACATTTAGCTTAGGTATGGATTTTACTGGGGATATTCCTATGTTTCATATTGATGTATCCTTTACAGATGATATTACACCAACAGTAATTTTCTCAACACCCTCTTTTGCTCCTTATGGGCTCATAGGAGGAAATACTTTTGTTCAAGGTTTTTGTCCATATGCTGCTGTAGCTGGTAAACTTATTACAGTAACTATAACACAAGATTCATGGAATCCTGAAGAGGGTGATAACTATGTATTATATACAAATTATATTGGAGATAATATTGTTACAAGTTATATCATAAGTACAATGAATAATCTTGGAATTACTGGCGAGACAGGGCCTATTGGTCATACAGGGCCAGAGGGACCCAAGGGCGATAATACTGGTTCTACTGGTGATACTGGCCCATATGGTTATACGGGTGATACAGGTTCTACTGGTCAAACAGGACCCGAGGGACCAAAGGGCGATAATACTGGTTCTACTGGTGATACTGGTCCATATGGTTATACGGGTGATACAGGTCCTACTGGTCAGACAGGACCCGAGGGACCAAAGGGAGATAATACTGGTTCTACTGGTTCTACTGGTGATACTGGTCCATATGGTTATACAGGTGAAACAGGTTCTACTGGTCAGACAGGACCCGAGGGACCGAAAGGCGATAATACTGGTTCTACTGGTTCTACTGGTGATACTGGTCCATATGGTTATACGGGTGATACAGGTTCTACTGGTCAGACAGGACCAGAGGGACCAAAGGGCGATAATACTGGTTCTACTGGTAATACTGGATCAACAGGTTGTACGGGTTGTACAGGCCCAGCAGGTGACGCTTCAAATACCGGCGCAACTGGAGGAACTGGTACAACTGGACCAACTGGTCCTATAGGCGTACCAGGTGAAGCCACAAATACTGGAGCAACTGGACCAACTGGGCGCACTGGAGCAACTGGGCGCACTGGAGCAACTGGGCGCACTGGAGCAACTGGTGATACTGGAGCAACTGGTGATACTGGAGCGACTGGTCCAACTGGTAATACTGGTTCTACTGGACCAATAGGTGATACTGGAGCGACAGGTTCATCTGGAGCGACAGGTCCTACTGGTCAGACAGGTCCTACTGGTCAGACAGGTCCTACTGGTTCTACTGGACCAATGGGTGATACTGGACCATATGGAATAGCAGAAGCAATCACTGAAAAATTCATGGTTGGTGGCGGAGGAGACACAAATCGATTGGCATATTCATATGATGGAATTAAATGGAATGCTTCTGGATCAGGAACTGCTCTTTTTACAACTAGATGTAGTAATATAGCATGGAATGGTTCGCTATGGGTTGCTGGAGGTAATGGAACAAATCAATTAGCATATTCATCAGATGGTATTAACTGGACTTCATCTATCTCTGGAAACGGTATTTTAACAACTGAATGTCAAGCAGTTGCATGGAATGGTTCATTATGGGTTGCTGGAGGTTATGGAACAAATCAATTAGCATATTCATCAGATGGGATAAACTGGTTGGCTGGAAGTAATCTTTTTAATAATCAATGTTATTGTATTGCTTGGAACGGAACTATGTGGGTTTCTGGTGGAGGCAATAATTCTACTACAGTAATATATTCATACAATGGCATTAATTGGATTGCTTCTTCATCTGGTAGTAATATTCTTAACGCATATTGTATTTCTTTGGGTTGGAATGGTTTAATGTGGGTTGCTGGGGGTGCTGGAGTTAATTCATTAGCATATTCATATGATGGAATTAACTGGACCGCATCTTATACAGGAACAAGTCTTTTCACAAATAACTGTTCTGCTGTGGGATGGAATGGATCTTTATGGGTAGCTGGTGGAAGCACAACAATCGGTGGAAAAGTAGCATATTCTATAGATGGAATTACATGGTACGACTCTTCTTCAGGGACATCTCTTATTACAACAACTGTTACTGCTGTAATATGGAATAGAAACGCATGGTTTGCTGGCGGATCTGGAACAAATCAAATGATAACTTCAATAGATGGAATTAACTGGACAGTAGTAAGTTTAGGAAACTCTACTTTTACAACTAAATGTATTGCTTTAGCAAGTCGTTGTCTCTTACCAAACATCGGCTCAACTCAGATTGTTATTCCAAAGCCTATCACTGATAATTTTATGATTGCTGGTGGATTTGGAACAAATAAATTAGCATATTCATATGATGGAATTAAATGGAATGCTTCTGGATCAGGAAATTCTCTTCTTACAAGTGAATGTTTTACTGTAGCTTGGAATGGTTCTTTATGGATTGCTGGTGGTAGTGGAACAAATAGATTAGTATATTCATCAGATGGAATTAACTGGACTTTATCCAGCTCAGGGAATTCTCTTTTTTCAACTTCATGTAATACTATAGCTTGGAATGGTTCTTTATGGGTTGCTGGAGGTATTGGAACAAATCAATTGGGATATTCATCAGATGGAATTATCTGGACTTTATCAAGTTCAGGAAATTCTTGTTTTTCAACTTCATGTAATACTATAGCTTGGAATGGTTCCTTATGGGTTGCTGGAGGTAGTGGAACAAATCAATTGGCATATTCATCAAATGGAATTAGCTGGACTTTATCTAGCTCTGGAAATAGCATCTTTACAACTAGATGTAATACTGTTGCTTGGAATGGTTCTTTATGGGTAGCTGGAGGACAAGGAACGAATACATTCGCATATTCATCAGATGGAATTAACTGGACTTCATCTAGCTCTGGAAATATTATTATTACAAATCAATGTTATACTGTAGCGTGGAATGGTTATTTATGGGTTGCTGGAGGTGTTGGAACAAATCAAATGGCTTATTCGTCGGACGGAATTAACTGGACTTTATCTAGTTCTGGAAATAGTATTTTTATAACTAATTGTGTAAATGTAGCATGGAATGGTTCTTTATGGGTAGCTGGTGGTAGTGGAACACATCAATTAGCATATTCATCTGACGGAATTTATTGGACTGCTTCTAACTCAAGTTATGCGATTTTTGGCACAGGTACTTGTCAGGCTCTAGCATCTCGTCGCCTCTTACCAAATGTTGGAAGTGGTCCAATATATATTCCGGCGGTTCCAGGAAAATGGTCAGGCACCGCACCCAAAACTATATCGGAAGCATTAGATAGAATAGCAGCATTAGTATATACATTAAATTTTAACATAGCAATTCCATAAATAGCAAAACAGCTATGTAAAAAATAAATTAATTAATATATATTAATTAAAATTTTATAAATAAAAATTCCAACAGCTTTTGGTGCCTACAGCTTTTGGTGCCTACAGCTTTTGGTGCCTACAGCTTTTGGTGCCTACAGCTTTTGGTGCCTACAGCTTTTGGTGCCTACAGCTTTAAATACAATGATTCGGTAGAAACAATTTCTCTTTGTAATCTATTTTTAATACTATTCAACATTTCTACAAATTTCAAATTATTTTTCATGATATATCCTTCATTTAATTCATCAATATAATTATTTATTTTATTGATTGTCTTAATTAAATCTCCTTCAAATATCTTATAATTCGTAATTATATTAACTATATGTGATCCATCATACCAATCAAGAACTGGAAATATATATTCTCGATTTGGTATAATATTTGGAAACATTTCATCAACAAAATGATATATTTCAATATGAGATTCGGGTATTTCAAATGTATCTGAATTTCTTCCTCCTGTAATAAGTGTTAAAAGAGAAAGATATTTTCTTTCGTCAAGAGCATCAACAAATACACTAAAGACTAATTCAGCTCCAATTACATTATCTAATTCTCTAAATAATAAAGCAGTTTTACCTTTTAACGTTATTTCATCATTTTCAAAAAAACCGTTTTTTGTTAAATATGCCATCTTTTCATTTAAATCTGTTGTAATAAATGATTCTAATGAATCTCTCTCATTTTGTAATTTCTTTAAATTTTTTCCAACATCTTTAAAACTATTATATGTAGAATATTCTCCTTTATACTCATTTGTATTCTCAATTTCTTTTAATCTCTTCTCTAGTCTTTTTCTTTGATTATTTGATGGTTGGATTTCAGCATTTAATTCATCTATTAACTTTTCTTTTTCCTCAAATATTTCAGTATTCTTTATTTTATATCCAACTAACTTAGTTTCTGTTTCAGTTATCTTACCCTCAATATATTTCTTTTGTTTATCCATCTCAGCACTTAATAACGTCTTTTTTATAAAATTATTAATATCATCATAATTATTATTTCTAATTGATGACAAAATTAAATTTTCATCAATATAAAACTTTGATTCAATTGTTTGTGGATTACCCATCATCAAATCCTTAAATTCTAATCTGTCTAATGTATCTGTAAATATCTGTGGAAGTAAGATAACATTTCCTTCAGTATCTAATCCTCTTCTACCAGCTCTACCACTCATTTGAATGAATTCATGTGAATATAACATTCTTTGTCCAGAATTATCATATTTAAATACATTGGTCATTAAAACAGTTTTTGTAGGCATATTAAGTCCAACAGCAAATGTTTCTGTAGCAAATAATATCTTGATTAAATTCTTTGAAAATAACATTTCTATAATTTCTTTAAAAACTGGAATTAGTCCAGCATGATGAACAGCAATACCTTTCTTTGCTAAGTTAATCATTTGGAAATATTGAGGGGTTTTCATATAATCATCCTTGTGCTCCAACTTGGAAAGATAATATGCGATGTCTCTTTCAACTTCTCTTGATTCATTGTCATCATTAAAATGCTCAGAAATAGATTCAGCTAAAAAGAAACAAGTTTTTTTTGAAAATACAAAGAAAATAGCTGGACACATTTTATGTTGATCTAAATATTTACATGTTTGATTAATTAACCATCTAAAATTTACTTTATTATCACGAAAATATTTTGAAAGATACATATAATTATTTAATGTATCATTATTAATTGTTTTATTTTCTGTACTCATTAAATATGTCATATTATTAATATTATTGTTATATTTCATTAATTCTTTAGGAATCTTAGTCATAAAAATACCATAGCTAAATCTTAACGGAACTACTCTTTTCTCATTACTTAGTAGATAACTCGGATTTCCATTAACAGTTTTAATCCATGTTAAGAAATTTTCAGGTTTATTAATTGTAGCTGATAGCATTACAATATTTATATTCTTTGGAATCGTCATAATGCTCTTTTCCCAAACATGTCCTCGTTCTGAATTATTAATATAATGTAATTCATCCATTGCTATACAATGAACTTCATTTTCTATATCTATATTATATGAAATTTCATTAATTTTTATTTCATTTTTTGATAACATAATCATTAAAATTTCTGTCGTCATAATTAAAATTTGTGCAAGAGGATCATATTTATTATCTCCGGTAATTAAACCAAAACTAATATTTGGATATTTTTTCCTAAAATTATAAAATTGCTGATTTGATAGAGCCTTAATTGGTGTAGTAATAATCATTTTTTTATTTAATTCAACTGATTTTAATATGCCATATTCTATTAATAATGATTTTCCACTTCCTGTATGAGCACAACACAATATATTACTTGGTATTTGAGTATTCATAATATTAATAGCGTGTTTTTGAAAATCATCTAATTCAAATGAAAATGGATTTTCTAATTTACCTTCAAATGGTTTATTTAAAACAGTAAACATTTTTAAATATAAATTAGAATTTATATTTAAATAACATATATTTCAATTTTTATTAATTATAATTAGAAATATTTTGAATATAATGGATTTTTGATAAATTCTTCAAATTTTTTTACTATTATTGGATCTTTCATAATTTTATCTTTTTTTTTATAACTTACTATTTGTTGACTTATCCATCTTCCTAATACTTTTGTTTCATCTGAATTATTATTTGCATGACTTGGCCTTCTTTTATTTTCTATAATATATTTTTCTGTTTTTTGTAAAATTAATAACCAATATTCAGTATTTGATAAAAAATATATACTATATTTTTCATCTTCTATAAATTTTTTCCAAGTATTTCGTATATTTTCATCATTCATAATTTCTTTATTATTTTTATAATTTGCAATTTGATGAGATATCCATTTTCCTAATATTTTTTCATTTTCTAACTTTTCATGCGGTCTTCGTTTATTAATATCTATGAATATCTTTATATCATTTAATTTATTGATCCAATTATCATTACCAGATATAAAATATTTTATATATTTTGAATCATTTATAAAATTTTTCCATTTTTCTCTATTTTCAATATCAGACATTGATTTAATATTTTTTTTATAATATTGTTTTTGATTTGATAACCAAATATGTAAGGATCTTATATTATTATCTAAATCAAATTGACTTGGTAATTTATTATAATTTTTAATATAATCTTTTAATTCATTTAATTTTTCGCACCATGTTAATTTTCTATATTCTTTAATATTAATTATATATTTTTCAATTAATATTAAATCTTTATTAATATCTTCTTTTTTTGTTTCACCAAAAAAATTAATTTCATTTAATTTAATTTTTTGATTAAAACTTTCATCGTATTCTTTTATACCACTTAATGTTTCTAATATTTTGCTATATTCATCACACCATATGAATATATTTCCAATTTTATAATTATTATTCTTATCTTTACGAATACATCTACTTAATCTTTGAATAGTTCTTATTTTTGATTGTGATTCATATGTTATATAAATTGAATCACATGATTGAATATCTATGCATTCATCTAAGATTCTTACACTAAATAATAATTGTGTATTATTATTTTTTTCAAAATGATTTAAAATATTATCTCTTTCTATCCATGAATTTTCAGATGTAATTTGATTTATATCTAGATTTAATAAATAATATTCATTTAATAATATTATTGCTTTTTTCATTTCTTTAATTTCATTAGTATCTTGGCAATATATAATACATTTTTTTGACCCGTTATTTAATAAACATGAAAATAAAAAATTACATTTTGCTTTAATTAAATTATTAATTTGATATATTTGTAATTCGCTATTTAATGATGAATTATTTTCACTTATAGATGGCAACCAAATTTTATAATTAGTAATATAATTATTATTAATAGCTTCTGAAAATGACATTTTATATACTATTTTTCCAAATAATAGTTCTCCATCAAAATCATCATTTTCTAATTCATATATTCTAGGAGTAGCACTCATAAATAATATTTTATAATATGAATCTAATATTTGATTCATATTATCGTTTTCATCAAATATATTAGTTTTTGATAAGTTATGAAATTCATCTATTATTATTAATGGATTATTAGTATTTTCTAAACATTTATTAATAGCATCAGCACTACAAAAAGTAGAAGAAATTAAAAATGATTCATTATTTTTAATAAAATCATTAATTTTATTTACATCTCTTTCACCATCTGAATTAACTAATAATGTATTATTATTATAACCATATTCAATAAATTTATCTAAATTTTGTTTTGAAAATTGTTTAAGAGGGCTAAATATAATTATTTGTTTATATTTATTAGATATTAAAAAAGATGTCATTGTTTTACCAGTTCCACACGGCATGGATAATATTCCTCTATCATTTTCTTTAAAATGATTAATAAATAATTCTGAGGCTTTAATTTGATAATCAAATGGTTTTATAATATTATTATTTATATTATCATTTATATTATCATTTATTGTATTATGATTATTCAAATAATCACATTTTATAAATTTAATTCGATCTGTAATAGGTAAGGTTTTAATTGGATTTGATAATTTACTAGTATAATAAACATATCCATATAAGTTATTTAAACATGCCATCCATGACATAAATCCAGATAAATCTTTAATAGTTAATCCATTATTATATCCATTTTTACATTGAACTAATGAGCATAATCCATCTTCATTAACTTGAATTACATCTATTCCAGTATCTTGTATTGGATTTTCTTTATTATTTTTACGTATTAATCTATTATTATTGTGATTTCCAATAATTTTTGAATTAATTAATATTTTTTCAGGAGTATCTTCCCATAAAAATGCTTGTTTATTCAAATTATTGATAATATAATCTCTAATTTGAATTTCATATTCCTTTCCTTTTATTTGATTTTCAATATATTTATGTTTAAATGAATGTTCAAGTTCGCCTTCATATGGTTTGTTTAAAATATGAATCATAATAAATATAACTTAATAATATAGTTATTAAGTTGTATTTATAATCAATTTTTATTTATCTATCTATTTTATAAATAAAATGTCTAAAATAAATACTATGAATTTTTATAAACATGCAGGAGGACTATCGCCTGGTCATACAATAGGACACCTTACTCAAATAATAGATAAACTACGAAGTTATAATAAACAAAATAAAAATAGAAAAGTTATTTTTTTAGCAGGCGATTCATCATTAGATAATAAATATTGGCCATTAAATGATCCAAATGAACAAAAATTATGTAATAAACCACCAATTAATGGATATGAAGATGTATTGGAAGGAGATAATTGTGTTCCAGATGTAGCATATCAAATAAATATACAATTAATTGATAATGGATTAAATAATGAATATGTTTGTATAAATACATCAATTGAAGCAACTACATTACATCAACGTTTTACTAGAACTAATTATTCTGGTGATATTATATTATTACCTCAAGATAAATTTATATACGACAATATTAGACCTGACGATATTTTAATAGTTTCAGTTGGCGGGAATGATATCGCATTAGATGCTTTACCTGATACTATAACAAATTTTAATACTTGCGTATTAAATATTATGAGGGATAAAAAAAGTTTATCTCAAATGCCACAATTTAGAGGATATTTTTATAATATTTTTAAAGAAAAAATAGAAACTTATATTAAAAAATTATGCTCTAAAAATAGCAAAGACTCGTTACCATTTCTAATAATTCCATGTATGGTATATTTTCCATCATTAACACAAGATGGTTTTGCTGATGATATATTAAGTCTAACGGGTTATAAAACTGGAAATAAAGAAATATTAGAAAATTTTATAAGAGATTTATATTGTGATTCAACGAGAGATATTTCTATTATGAAACAGAAAGTAGGTATGGTAAATCCTCATAACATAATTGATCCATGTCCATTATACGAGGTATTAGATAGTTCAAATGATAAATTATATTTAAGATCAGTTGAACCATCTATAGAAGGAGGTAAATTAATGGCAGCTCGTTTTGTAGATCAAATTAAAATACATATATACATTAGAAGTCATTTTAATAATACAGGCAGTGATGACTTTGGGCACACATATAGTATGCTATATTTTAGAAACACATTTTTACCTAATTTATTTATAAATAAAAATAATAAATATAAAACATTAGTAAATGAATTATTACTCGAATCAAATAAATTAAATCATTATAAAAAAGATAAATATTATCATAATGAATTAAAAAAATATATTAATATTATTTTCAAAAATTCTATAAATATAGATGATATACGTTTATTTATTTATAATCAAGTTCCTATCTCAGAAGCAGAAAGATTACTAGCTGCTTCTGCTACTGATTTTTCTTGGGGTGATGATGATTAATTTATTAAAACTGTATCAATATTTTATAAAATAATATGTTCTTTTTATCATCAACCAAATATAATTCTCTATTATATTTTTGACCGATTGTATATTCATTACCATTAATTTTCATCCCATTATCTATTATTTCAAATGCTATTTTATTAGCTATAATAATATTTAATTTTCCGCAGAAGAATACCAGACGATTATCTTGGATTTCTCTAAATTCAATTTCATATACATCTCCGCTTTTCATTTCTCTACTTGCTTTTAAATAATCCCACATTCTACTTAATCTCTTAATTTCCCTCTCATATTCATTAATTCTTTCTAAATTAATATCTTCTATCTGTTGTTTCTTAAATATCTTTTGTATCATCCAATCTACATATCTTCTAATAGGTGATGTGGCATGAGTATAATGTGTCAATCCTAAACTACTATGTCCTATCCTATTAAATTCATATATGGCCTTTCCAAATCCTTTTTGATTTCTAAAAATCATCTTTTCTCTATTTTCTAATAGTTCAGTAATATTTTTATTATATAAAACCATATAAACTTCTACCATTTTATGTGTATCAATAACTTCAATTCCTAGTTTCTTTCCTAAATCAATACTTTTCTTATATAGGATTTTTAAACTTTCATTAGTTTCTTTTAATTTTTCTGCTTGATCATATGTTAGATTCTTTTTCACAATGATATTATTGGTTTCAAATTTATATCCACCAACACCATCATATTGATCATCAATCCAACATGTTATAACATTCTTAATCTTTCCTTCTCTTAGCGAAGCCATTTCAGTAGCTATTTCATCTGGAATCATATGAACATTTTTATGAGGAGCATACACGGTTGAATAACGATCATGCTTATATTCTTTTAATATTTCAGCTACATCAGCAATATGAATTCCAATTCTATTATTTTTAAAATCATACGATATAGCATCATCAATATCAATACATCCGTCTGGATCAATCGAATATATTTCATCGCCATACCCTTCTTCAATTGTTATTTGAGTTGGTTCTGTATAATCATATAATCCACCTTCTATCATTTTAGGTTTCACAATAGGCATAGTTGGATAATAATAAAAGAGTATTTCATATTGAGCTATAAGATTTTCAACATTACCTAAATGTTTATCAATATAACCAATTGGTAATTTGGATTTCCATTCTTTATACTTAACTACTACAAATTGATCTAATACTTTATCTTTATTTTTTATAAGATTCTTCTTAATATTCGATGGAACTAAGAAACGAGGGTATCTCCAATTGATTGGGATAAATTCAAACATTTCAATACCTTTATCATTATTACCAAAGGTGTATGTATTTCGTAATTTAATAACCCCTCCAATTAAAAAATCATCTCGTTTAGAACTCGATACACTAAAGTCATCATTTAATATATCTTGATGAAAGCATTTATTTTTTATAATAAGTTGTGAATCAATAATATTTGTTTCATTATTAAGACAACATTCTTTATAACTAGGACGTGATATAATTAGTTTATTCATTATTAATATAATTATATTTAACATATTATTATATTATTATATCAATTTTTCTTATTAATTTTTCTTATATTATTCTCTTTGAATAATTTTTAAATCTTTTGTTTTTTTAACACGCTTAATAAATAAATCTTTATCTTCAGGATTCCATACATGATTTTTTCTATCTTTCATATTATTTAATGTTTGTCCAGCAAATTCATTATAATATACATTTATATTTAAATCAGTATCCCATGGTATAAATGATACATCAAATCCATATGCGACTTCTGTATCATTAAGAACATTTGCCATATAGTTATAATATTCATCTAATGTTATTTTTTTATAAACCTGTGCTGGTTCAGGATACTCAATTTTTGCTAATTTTTCATCAAGACTTAAAAACATATTATAATAAAAAATATTATTTACAATTGCTTTAAACATTGATTTTAATTCATCATTACAATCTTCAAGTTTTTGTAAAGAATCCTCATATAAATCATCAACAGTAAATTCTTTTAGTGTTAATATATATTCTGGCATAACTTTATTAATTAAAGTTATTAATTCAACATTTGGTTTCCATACCCATATACCTCTCTTTTCAACCTTGATTGAAACTTGATTTCCCTTAAAATATTCAGAAATACTTGTAATATAATCAGATTCTTCAGGAGGATTATGATTTAATCCATTTATATAATTTGTTGGATTTGTAATGATTCTAACAATTGTATCATAATATATGATTGCTTTTTTATTTGATCCAATTGATGCTTGTAATTTAACATCATTTAAATCATTAGGATTTACAAATAAACTAAATCCTACTTCTGTATCTAATTTATTTACACAATCTAAAAATAAAGGTTTAAAATCATCTAAATTTACAATATAACTCATAATATATATAATATATATAAAATATCTTAAAATTAAACAAATTATAAATTATTTATTTAAAATAAATTTAATATATTTTATATATAATATATAAGGTGTTAGAATATAAAGTTGAAAAATATAAAAAAAAATATTATGATTTAAAAAATAAATTATTTTATTTGCCATGTGAAGTAACAAATATTACTAAAATTATATACAAAGGTTATAATTACACTGATTATCCAATTAATATAGAAAAATATTTTCCAAAAGATATGATAAAATATGATTTATCATGTAGGTATGCTCAAGATCCAAGAATTATATTAAAAAATTTACATCATCAAAATTATATGATTCTTAAAAATGATACTGATATAATTCATATTAATGAAGATATACCAATATTATTTCATATGGATATGGATAAAAATAGCAATAAAGGTGGTAATTTTATATCATCTCCTAAAGATTATTATTTAAATAAATATGGATATATTTTTTGTATCAATGATAATTACAAAAATATGGATAGAGATTTTTTCAATAATTATTTATGCCAACCTATAATTGAATTAAAATGTACATATGAAGGACATATTGACGAGATGATGTGTTTTATGCCATATAAAAAAAATAGTCAGGATGGTAGGGATGATAAGGATGGTCAGGATAGTCAGAATAGTCGGTATAAAATATGGTTCTATAAAATTAGAGATATTAAAGATGCTATTGATAAGAAAAAGATATTAGAAGAACTAGAGAATGACAGACAATATAATATTAGGAAAATATGTATAAACTTATTTGGTAGAGAATTAAATGAAGAAGAGATTAAGGACAATTTCGTATTTTTTCCAATAGATCTAAATATTAGAACAGATGAAATAAATACAAAGGAAAATATCTTATATGAACCGATAGATCCGCCAATATTTAATAGAATTTGGGCAGAATTAAGTGATCAAATAGTTTTATTATTTCCAAAAGGTAATAATGATGATTATAATAATATGATACAAGATATTGTAAAGAAAGAATTAAAAGATATTGATTTTAAAAATAAAAAATATATTGTAGATTATATTAATACAGAATATTACTTTCATAAGAATCGCAATGGTGGTAATTTACATTGTATGACAAAGCAAATTTATTAGTTTATTTAATTTATATTTAATATATTTTTATATAAATTTTAATGGAATTATCTATAGAACAACAATTAGTTATATCCGCACCGATTGATAAAAATATTCGGATAATTGCTAGTGCGGGTTCTGGAAAAACAACAACTCTTATATCAAGAATTTTACATTTAATAAAAAATCATAATTTACACCTTCATGAAATAATACTTACTACTTTTACAAAAGACTCAGCAGAAGTAATGAAAAATAAAATTAAAAAAAGTATTCCTTTATTTTATAATTTTATGTGTGGAACTATAGATGCCATTGCTCGAAAAATATTAAATATAAATAAAATTTTAGATGAAAAAACAGAGCTAATGTCAGTCAGTGAATATATTCATCAAGTAATTAAATTTTCAAAAACACTCGAAGGTATAAAATATTTTAAAAAATTCAAATATTTATTCATTGATGAATTTCAAGACATTGATCATACACAATATTTATTTTTTAAATATTTAAATCAATTAGGTATTATTATAACAGTTGTTGGAGATGATAGTCAAAACATCTACAGTTTTAGACATAGTAATGTTGGTTATTTAATAAAGTTTGATGAATATTTTAATAATACACAAACTTTCTATCTAACAACAAATTATCGATCAACTAATCAAATTATTAAAATTGCTAATGAATCAATTAAATTAAATAAAAATAAATTAGAAAAAACTATGAATGGAACAAATAAAGAAGGAACAATACCATTAGTAATAAAAGCAAATTTTAATAATTATGATATGCTAATATTAACAAGCATATTAAAGAAAATAAAACAATATCCATTACATGAAATTGCTATATTATCTCGAAATAATTTTCTTCTTCTAAAAATAGAAAATATTTTATATAAATATGGAATAGCAAATGTTCTTTTACGAGATGATGATATTCGTGTAAGTAAAAAAGAAAATCATGTAACGCTAAGCACAATTCATAAAAGTAAGGGATTAGAGTTTGAAATTGTATATTTAATTGGATGTGATGATAGTTTTTTTCCAAGAATGAAAGATTTTTTGAAGATAGAAGAAGAGAGAAGATTATTTTATGTTGCTACAACTAGAGCTAAATCAAAATTATATTATTTTTACCTATCAGAATATATAACTAGATTTTTGTATGAAATTGATAATAAGTTATTTAATTGGACTAATGCTAAAGAAGAAGATAAGAAAATGAGTGAATTAGAAACAGTTGATTATAAAACTGGAATAACAGAATTAATAAAGAATTTAAGAGGAGAAGATTTTATTCGGTTAAGAAATAAAGGTATATTACCAAAAACTCGAATTGATAAACAAAGTATGGATAATTCAATTTATCCATGTTTAGAAACATTTATATGGTCAAAATTTGTTAAAAAAGAAAATTTATATACTGAATTTGGTACATATTTTGATTGTATTATTAGTAGATTTATATTAGAAGAAACAAATCAGGAGTTATATGATAAGGCAGCATTTAAAGTATTACATAATATTCCGATGGATAAAGATCAACTAAGTTTATTAAAGAAATATAAATATAATTTTGTATATAATTTTTCAAAGATATTAGATAATTTAGATAATTTTGATGATACAAGTTTAATTAAATTAACTGAAGCAAAAAAATGTATAAAAAAAATAGAAGAATCTGATAAGAATCAAATAAAGAGTTTTGTAGAACATTTAAAAAAATACATTAAAAATTATGATATTGGGTCAGAAGATTTATTTTTATCAAGATTTAATTTAGATCAAACTAAATTAAAAGAGATAAATGAAAGTTATAATAAATTTACAAATCCACAATGGAAAACAATGGATTTATTATTAGATATATTTAATGTATCTAAATGTAATTCTCTAATAGATAATAGATTAAGGATGCTATATGTAAATATTTTAGAAGAAAATATAGAAGATTATAAATTATTAATTAAATTAATAAAAGAAAATTTTGTGTTGTGGGTTAAAAAATTTAAAAAAGTAGAATGTCATAAATATGTAAATTATAATATATATCATGGTGAATGTGATTTAGTATGCGATGATTTATTAATAGACTATAAGTGTTCTGAAAACAATTTTATACAAATGGAATGGGTTATCCAATTATTATGTTATGTTCAAATGTTAAGAGATGAAAATTATACAATAAATAGAATTGGAATATATAATGTATTAAATGGAAAACTAATGATTGCTGATGTATCTACTTGGAATAAAGGAAAACAATTATTTGATTATTTATTAACTTTACAAGAAAATATGATTGCGAAAGATTATAAAATTGATCCTGAAATAATTGAATCTGAAGAAAATATCTGTAGTATTAAATTTGAATGTATTTCAATTAATCCATTTTTAGATTAGATTAAGTAAATCAATGAATTATTTTAATATATTATATATATATGGATTATTATAAAAAATATCTAAAATACAAAGAAAAATATTTAAGCTTAAAAAATCTTGAAGGTGGATCTCATGTTGGAGAAGAAATTTTTTTCCAATTTAATAAAACAATCAAACAAGGAAAAATAGTAGAAGATATTTCACCAAATTATATTATAGAATTTGAAGATGATGGAAATATTACAAGAAAAAGTATTTCAAAAGTATCAAATAAATTAGAATATAAATTAGTAAATATATCATCTATTATTAAGTTAGATACAAATATTGATTATACAACTGATAATTTTGTAGTATATTATCATGGTCAGAATTGTAATGATGGGATTACATCTGCTTGGGTTACATCATCATATTTATTAAAAAGAGGAGTTAATATTGATAAAATTAAATTTATTGATCTTGTTGCTTCTAAAGATCATGAAAGATGGAATAGATTTGATGATAATAAAGCTATAATATTATTTGTTGATGTTGCGCCATCTATACGTATATATGAAAAATTAAAAACTAATAATAAAAGGGTAATTATAATTGATCATCATATTTCAAATTTAATAATATATTATCCATTATTAAGATTAGGAGCAGATCTAATTTTTGATATGAATACATCTGGTGCGGGTCTAACATGGAAAACTTTTTTTAAAAAAGAACCAATCCCGCCATTTATTGAATTAGTAGTAAAAAGAGATATTTTTAAACAAATTGAAGGAGATGATACTAATGCCTTTTATGAAATTTATCACGAGTTATTATGGGATGTTCTAGCGCCTAAAAATAAGGAAGAAATAAAAGATATAAGTATAAAGAAAGCATCTATATTTGATGATATACAATCTAAAATTGATACAAAAGATTTACCTGAAAATTTTCTTGAATTAGAGCCTGCTGTTAAATCTAAATCAAAAGTAACTGATGATAAAAAAAGAAAATTAATTGATAAGTTTCAACTAATTAATAAGATTTATACGGATCCAGCATTTTTTGATAAATGTATTTCAGAAGGTAAAAAACTTTTAAGTAAATCTATTAATGAATATTTATATGCTGCGAATAATTATATATCGTATAATGATGTATATTTATATAAAAATGAAGATGATAATAAAACATATAGAGTTTGTTTAATTTATAATTTTAGAGGTGATTCTAGTTCTCTAGCAAATATATTGTGTAGTCATAATTTTTGTCATTTTGTAATTATTTGGAATTATAAAGAACAGTATGCTATTAAAAACGAAAAGAATATCACATGTTCGTTAAGAGCATGGTATAAGTTTGATGTTTCTAAATTAGCAGAAAAATATGGAGGAGGAGGTCATGCGAATGCTTCAGGTTTAGCGATTAATCAACATCCAATAACATTTTTTAAATTAAGAAAAATAAATCAATATATATAAATCAATATAAATCAATATAAATCAATTAATTTTAAATTATTATATGAATTAATTTATTATTTGTATAATCTATCTTGATATCATTTTTTTTATCATCCTCAATTTTAATATTATTTATTTTATTATTATACTTATACATGTATGAATATGTGTATGAATGTGTATATGAATTTGTATATGAATGTGTATATGAATGTGTATAATCATATATATAATGATTATCTATATATTCATTTGAATAATCTATTACATTATTAATCTTGATTATCTTTTCCGGCTTGTTTTTTTGCTTGTTCTCTTCCTCATCTGTTAATATATATGTTTTAATTAATTTAATTAATTCTTGATTATTCAGTTTATCCATGACTAAGTTTATAAATTATAATTAGAATATGTTTATGATTATAATTTATCAATTTTTGTTTAATCCTAAATTAATCTTTTTATATACTGGTAATGGTTTCGGTGGTTGAGCATCAATCATGTCAGCTGTTTGTTGATAACATTTTGTAGATAGAGAACCAAAAGTTGGCATCCATACTTTTAATTTTTCTTGTTTAGATTGTTCGCGAGGTGGTAGAAAATGTATTGGAGGACATCTTGCTGAGTTTGGTCTAAATGGTCCATTGTAAAATGAACTCTGATTTTGAATCGGAGCACATTTTACAATGGCTGGAGGTTGGAGCGACTGTCCATTGTAAAAGTCTTTATTACTCATTAATATAATATATTAAAATAATTTTATATTATTTAAAAATTGAATAACTATTAATTTAATCAATTTTTTATCTTATTATTAACTTAAATATATCTTCATACAATTAGAATGAACGAATTAAAATTCAATATTATTTTAGCAACAGATTCAAATAATGGTATTTCTAAAGATGGTAAGATTCCATGGCATTATTCAGAAGACATGAAATTTTTTAATCGCACTACAACATCTTTTGATAAAGATGATACGATTGTTCAAAATGTTTGTATTATGGGAGCAAAAACAGCATTGGATTTGAAACGTGGTCTAAAGAATCGGCATAATATTGTTATTTCTTCCAAGGGAGCATATTGGGGTGATTTTAAACAAGAATATACTTTAGAATCTGGATTAGAAAGAGCAAGAAATATGTCATATCCCGGAAAAGAAATATTTGTATGTGGTGGTTCTAAACTTTATAGTGAAGCTCTTAAGCATCCAAATTTGGATAAAATTTATTATACTCATATTAATAAATCATATGATACTGATAATTTTGTTGATACGATTCTAAATCGTGATGATATGGTATATGATGTTTTAAATAAAATTTTAGTAAATGGAGTTGAATTAACATTTTATTTAATTATACCAAAAAAGAGATTTGAAACTCATTATCCAATTCTAACATATAATCTAAAAATTAAAGAGGAGTTATTTTCTGATATTAAATCAGGAAATAAAACATATGAAGTATTAGGTTGTAGAATGTCATTAAGACATATATTATCAACAGTTAAAAGGAATGATATAATAGAATATACTATTGATGCCTTAGAGACGGTTAAAGTAAAGATATCAGAAGTAACACGTTTTAAGACATTTGAAGAAGCTTTAAATGTAATCGATTTTAAAAAGATATATCCTAATATGTCTTCTAAAGAATTAGCTCTTACAGAATTTAATGATACATTTTCAACATCGCAACAGAAGGCAAATGGTGGTATATTTATTATTAAATTTAACCTAATCTAATTAAAAAAATTGATATTTTCTTTATATAATTGCTATATAACTCTATATAATCAACCTTCTCCATGGACCCAACATTACTTGCTATCTTGCGCGATCGCCACGCAAAGCATCGTGCTGCGGAAGACGAAAAGGCGGCAAAATTAGCTGCTGAAACTGCTAAGGCAGAGGCTGAAAGACTTGAGGCTGAGAAGGCAGAGGCATCAATCCGTGAGATTAAGCGACTTGAGGCAGAGGAGGCAGAGTTAAAAGAAAAAGAAGAGAACACAACAGTTGATCTCTTTCTTGCGGAGCTACCAGATACTTTTTCCACTTTGGCATATGTTTCTGACCTTGAGCTTTCATTACAAATGATGGCTGGTGGAATTAGCTCAATCATCGATCTAATAAAGTCCAACAACAGAATGGATGAGCTTAAGATGATTGTTGTGGGATTAGTTGAGATCCTAAACAAGATACATGAAAATTCTCATAAGAGTGCTGCCCAAGTAAGAATGATTAAGGAAGCAGTCCAACAGATTTTCTCCATTTGCGAGGTTGAGATTGAGATTGAAGCCATGGATACTTCTGAAGACGAGGAAACCGCACAGAAGATTCAGGCGCAAGAATATGAGGACCATGGAGAGCACCCGTATTATGCTGGAGGTTCTGTTGGAGGTTCTATTGGAGGTGCTGATGGCGGCAGTAGTGCTGCCGGTGGTGGAGGACAAGCCTTGCCAACAGACGATGCGGGAGGAATGCCACCCTTGGAAGCATATCCGAATGAAGTTGCAATTGGCAGCGGAAATGTGATTGCGCAGACTGGCGAGCACTAAGATTTCATTTATATTTCGGTTGAATTATAAAAGTTATAGATATTAAGAGCCAATTTCTTAACTGATTCAACAACAGCTTTATCTTCAAAATCTCTTTCAATATAATCATTTATTTGTTTGATTTGTTTTTCAGATATTGTATCTTTATTTTCATTTATTATTGTTTCAACAATTGAACATGCTTTATTAAACATTTTTTTTAAAGCTGTATCTTTTGTAGCAGTAATCCATTTATTATTTTCTTTTATTTTGCAAAACTTATTATTCAAATTATCAATTTTAATAGTTTGATTTTCAGGATGTTTTTCGTTTAGATAAATTTCATTAGATAATTTTAAAAATATACTTTCTCCATAAGCATTAGTTGTTAATAATTTTTTAAAGTATTTTTCGTTTAGATACTCAAGATTTTCTTGATCAAAATTATTAAAGTTATAATTTATTGTATTATTAGTTGTATTATTATTAATAGTTTTAGCATCT